TGCTGGGCGCGGCTGGCGCGATTGAGGCGATCTTTTCGATCCTGGCGATCCGCGATCAGGTCGCGCCGCCGACCATCAACCTGGACAACCCCGCGGTGGAAACTGCCGTCGATCTGGCGCCGAATGCGAAACGCGAGCGCGAGATCAATGTGGCGCTGTCGAATTCGTTCGGCTTTGGCGGCACCAATGCATCGGTGATCTTCGGAAAGACCGAATAAATGTGGCGCAGCCTTGCCTCGAACATGCTGACATTGCTGGTTGTGGCGCTCTTCCTTGTGGGGGGCGTCATTCTTTGGGGCAAGTCTCAGTACAGTGTAGAAGGACCGCTGGATGCGGCGATCTGCCTGCGGGTGGAGCGCGGGTCGAACATGACCCGGGTCAGCCGGGATCTTGAGACGCAGGGCGCGATCAGCAGCGGGGCGATTTTTCGCCTTGGTGCGGATTACACCGAGAAGACCGGCCAGTTGAAAGCCGGGAGCTTTCTGGTAGAGCCGGGCGCCTCGATGGAAGAGATCGTCGATCAGGTCACGCGCGGCGGTGCCAGCACCTGCGGGACCGAGATTGTTTACCGGATCGGTGTGACCCGGACCATCGCGCAGGTGCGCGAGCTGGATCCGGCGACCAACCGGTTTGTCGAGCAGGCGGCGTTCAATCTGACCGAGGATGAAGCGCCCGAAGCCTATACTGAGAAACGCGGTGAGAGCGACACACGTTACCGGATAGCCATGGCCGAGGGCGTGACCTCGTGGCAGGTGGTTGAGGCGCTGAAGGCGATGGATATGCTGGAAGGCGATGTGGTACAGCGCCCGCTGGAAGGGACGCTGGCACCTGACAGCTATGAGGTATCGCCGGGCACGCGCCGCGAGACGGTGCTGGCGAACATGCAGGAAAAGCAAAGGCTGCGCATTGCTGCGGCCTGGGAAGGGCGTGAAGAGGGGCTGCCTCTGAACTCTCCCGAAGAGATGCTGATCCTTGCATCGATCATCGAAAAGGAAACCGGGGTCGCGGAAGAGCGGGGCCAGGTGGCGAGTGTCTTTATCAACCGCCTGAACCGCGGCATGCGCCTGCAGACGGACCCGACGGTGATCTATGGCATCACCAAGGGCGAAGGCGTGCTGGGCCGTGGTCTGCGGCAAAGCGAACTGCGCCGGATCACGCCCTGGAACACCTATGTCATCGAAGGCCTGCCGCCGACGCCGATTGCCAACCCGGGTCTGGCCAGCCTTGAGGCTGCCGTGGCGCCGGATGAGACGAATTTCGTGTTCTTTGTGGCTGATGGTACGGGCGGTCACGCCTTTGCGGAAACGCTGGACCAGCACAATCGCAACGTCGCCAAATGGCGTGAGATTGAAGCGCAGCGGCAGAACAACTGACCGATGGGCCCTGGTTTCCGGGGCCTGACCTCAGTTCAGTGTGAATTGCCCGGTCAGCACCAGATCACTAACGGCTGGTGCGGCCTCGGCTGCTGGTTTCGCCCTGAGCAGCGGGCGGCCGACGAAGACGCCAAAGCCGATGGAGCATTCCACATAGCTTGATTGACCGCCTGCCGTGGTGACCGTGGCAGAACTGGTGCTTTCTGTGCTGGCCGAGACCCGGTGCTGACCTGGTTTTACATCAACGTAAAAGGCGCCTCCGGGCTGGCACATCCCGGTCGGGGAGCCATCGACGATCACCTGAGGCTGCACGGCACCGCCCATGATATTGGTGCGGTAGACAATGATGCGCGAGGTGTTTGCGGGGATCGGGCTGGCCTGTGCCGTCTCTGATATCTTTTCGCCTGTGGCACAGGCTCCCAACGTCGTCAGTGACAAAACTGCGACTATTCCGGCAGGTTTGAGGTTGAGCATTGATCTTCCTCCTTTAGTGAAATTGGCAGTGCACATATTTTAAGTTTTGAAACCAAAATTGGATTGATCAGGATCAATACGCATTTTGATTTTTGAATTTGTTAAAAAAACCTATACTTATCGGTCGGTTGTGGTTCGGTTCTGATGCGTCCAGCCTTGACTTTGCGAACGGTCTCGCGTATAAGTTGTGTCATGCTGGAAGAAGTGGGCAAGCGGCCCCGGGGGTGACCCCGGTGGCCGTTTTTCATTTCGCTTATGCGGAGGGGACAACAACAACTCACGCATGAGGTAGGCGGCAAACATGGCTTTGACGACCCCGGAAGAACGTATCCTGCAAACAGAAGACCTGCTGAGGTCGTTTCAGGATTCGATCAGCAATCTGCGACAGCTGGCAGAAGACCTGCGTCGCCGGATCGAGGCCGGGGAGGAAACAGAACTGACGGAAACCAGTAAGGAACTGGCAAAGGCGGACACCCTTGTCCGGACCTGCCAAAAAGTGGAGGCGTGCCTTGTCGAACAGCGCGAAAGACAAGCCGGCATCGTCCGGGGCGGAGTTGCCCTTGACCTTGACCAGGCTCGATTTGAAATCGGGTGCCGACTGGCTCGCATCCGCTCCTGCTGCGATCAGGGAAGAGTTTCTGAGTGATCTTGGTGAGGGAGGGCTGCGCGCCCTCCCTTTTTTATTCGAATTCTGGGCGCTGCCGCATCAGTTGCCGCCTGCGGGCGACTGGCGGTCCTGGGTGATCCTGGGCGGACGTGGCGCCGGCAAGACGCGGGCAGGGGCCGAATGGGTCCGGTCGATGACCGAAGGCGCGATGCCGCTGGACGCAGGGCGCGCCCGGCGGGTGGCGCTGATCGGTGAGACATTCGATCAGGTGCGCGATGTCATGATTTTTGGCGACAGTGGTATCCTGGCCTGTTCGCCACCGGACCGGGTGCCGGTCTGGAAAGCAGGCGAACGCAAGCTGATCTGGCCCAACGGGGCCGAAGCGCAGGCGTTTTCGGCCCACGACCCCGAAGGGCTGCGGGGGCCTCAGTTTGATGCGGCCTGGGTGGATGAGCTGGCGAAATGGAAAAAGGGTCAGGAGACCTGGGACATGCTGCAGTTTGCACTGCGGTTGGGGGACCACCCGCAGGTCTGCGTGACCACGACTCCGCGTAATGTGGATGTGCTGAAGCGGCTGCTGGAGAGCCCGTCGACGGTGCAGACCCATGCGGCGACCGAGGCGAACCGGGCCAATCTGGCGGCGTCTTTCCTGGAGGAGGTGCAGGCGCGGTATGCAGGTACCCGGCTGGGGCGGCAGGAGCTGGAGGGCGTGCTGCTGGCAGATGCCGAGGGTGCGCTGTGGTCGAGCGAGGCGTTGCAGGCAACACAGGTGCGGTCATTGCCTGGCTTTGACCGGATTGTTGTCGGGCTGGATCCGTCTGTGAGTGGCGGGGCAAATGCGGATGCCTGTGGGATTGTCGTGGTTGGGGCGCAGTTGAAAGGCCCGCCACAGGACTGGCGGGCAGTGGTACTGGCGGATTGTACGGTTGAGGGCGCCGGGCCATCGGGCTGTGCGCGGGCGGCGATTGCCGCGATGGATAAATACGGGGCTGAACGGCTGGTGGCCGAGGTCAATCAGGGCGGCAAGCTGGTCGAAGAGGTGCTGCGGCAGGTGGACCCGCTGGTGCCCTACAGGGCCGTTCATGCGAGCCGGGGCAAGGTGGCAAGGGCTGAACCTGTGGCGGCGCTTTATGAGCAGGGACGGGTGCGTCACGTCAAAGGGCTGAGCGCATTGGAAGAGCAGATGTGCCAGATGACAGCGCGCGGGTTCGAGGGGCAGGGCTCGCCCGACCGGGTCGATGCGCTGGTCTGGGCCCTGCATGAACTGATGATTGCCCCGGCTGCGCAATACCGCCGGCCCCGGGTGCGGGTGCTTTAAGCGGTTCAGGGGCGCTGCCCTTCTGCGCCTTTGGCGCGTTCACCTCGGGATTTTTCAAGCAAGAGGAAAGGTGTTGGCGCGTTTCCGGCGGTGTTGCCGGAACAGCGAACGGTCTGTTTCCGGTTCCGGAACAATCTTGAGCGATAACTCTCCTCAACAAAGGCCGGGTGGCGCAGCGGCGCGGCGGCGGCAAGCAGATAGGAGCATCAGATATGGTATTCGACTTCTTGCGTCGTGGCGCCGAAAAGCAGGCCCCCGAAGCCAAGGCGAGCGCTACCGGACCGGTGGTGGCATGGCATGGCACCGGCCGCGTGGCCTGGAGCCCGCGCGATGTGGTGTCGCTGGCCCGGACCGGATTTTCCGGAAACCCGGTGGGGTTCCGGTCGGTGAAGCTGATTGCCGAGGCGGCGGCGGCGCTGCCGCTGGTGTTGCAGGACCAGAGCCAGCGGTACGAGACACATTCGCTGTTGTCGCTGGTCCGGCGCCCGAACGCGGCGCAGGGCCGGGCAGAGCTGATGGAATGCCTGTTCGGCCAGCTGCTGCTGTCGGGCAATGCCTATGTGGAAGCGGTTGCAGGTGAGAGCGGGCTGCCGCTGGAGCTGCATGTTCTGCGGTCTGACCGCATGAGCGTGGTTCCGGGGGCGGATGGGTGGCCGGTGGCGTATGAATATGCGGTGGCTGGGAAAAAGCACCGTTTTGACGCCACCGGCCCGGTCTCTCCTGTATGTCACATCAAGACGTTTCACCCGCAGGACGACCATTACGGCTTTGCTCCGATGCAGGCGGCGGCGATGGCGGTTGACGTGCACAATGCGGCCTCGCGCTGGTCCAAGGCGCTGCTGGACAACGCGGCGCGGCCCTCGGGCGCGCTGGTGTGGAAGGGCAGCGATGGTCAGGGTTTTATGGCCGAGGACCAGTTCCGCCGGCTGAGTGACGAGATCGAGGCGAATTATCAGGGCGCGCGCAACGCCGGGCGGCCGATGGTGCTGGAAGGCGGGCTGGACTGGAAGCCGATGGGCTTTTCCCCCAGCGACATGGAGTTCCAGAAGACCAAGGAGGCAGCGGCGCGCGAGATCGCGCTGGCCTATGGGGTGCCGCCGATGCTGCTGGGGATCCAGGGAGACGCGACCTATGCCAATTATCAGGAGGCCAACCGGGCCTTCTATCGCCTGACTGTCTTGCCGCTGGCAACGCGGGTGGCGGCGGCGCTGTCCGAGTGGCTGTCGGTGCATACCGGCGAGTTGCTGGAACTGAAACCGGATCTGGATCAGGTGCCTGCGCTGGCGGCAGAGCGGGACGCGCAATGGGCGCGGGTGGCGCAGGCAGAGTTCCTGAGCCAGGCAGAAAAGCGGGCGATCCTGGGACTGCCGCCGCTGGCGGAGGTCGAAAGCGATGGCTGATGGCCCGGGTGGCTTTCCGCCCTTTGAATGTGCACCGGGGCTGCGTCTGGCGGCGCATGAGCGGGTTAGTCAGATCCAGCACGACAATATCAACCGGCGGCTGGACCGGATCGAAGAGCTGATGGAACGGCTGGAGAAGCGTCTTTGGCTGACCGTCTATGGGGTGGTTGCAGTCATCCTGGCGCAGGCCTTTCAGTCGATCCTGGCGGCAGCGCAATGAAAACAGCGGGTTATGAGGAGTTTCTCATGAATTACGATACCGGGCTTGAACATAAGTTCGCACGGTTCGGCGACGGGCTGACCGTTGGCGAAGGCGCCATGATCCAGGGGTATGCCAGCCTTTTTGGTGAGGCGGATCAGGGCGGCGACATCGTGCAAAAGGGCGCCTACGCCGGGTCCATCCGTGGACTGGCTGCGCGCAATCAGCGGGTCAAAATGCTGTGGCAGCATGATCCTGCCCAGCCCATCGGGGTATGGGACGAGGTGCGCGAAGATGACAAGGGCCTGTGGGTCAAGGGACGCCTGCTGGAAAGCACCCGGATGGGGCGCGAGGCGGCGGCGCTGATCGAGGCGGGTGCGATTGACGGGCTGTCGATCGGCTACAGGACCCGAAAGGCGGGCAAGAATGACAAGGGCCAGCGGCTCTTGAACGAACTGGAGCTGTGGGAAGTGTCACTGGTGACCTTTCCCATGCTGCCCAGTGCGCGGGTGGCGGCCAAGGGAGCTCAGTCCGAGCTCGAGGACGCCTGGCGTGAGATCGCCGGGGTGCTGAACGGCGCCCGGCAGGAACTGGCGCGACGGTAAGCGCCTCAATCCACCAAAAGAACAGGATCAAGCGATGAGCAAGACCGATCATCCGGCCTTGGCCGGAGAAGGTGTGCCCCTGGTTCAGGAGGTGAAGCAGGCGATGACCGGCTTCGTGAATGAATTCAAGGGGTTCAAAGACGACATGGACCTGAAACTGAAACAGCAAGAAGAGCGACTGACCATGCTGGACCGTAAATCTCAAATCGCGGCTCGTCCGCATCTGGCCGCCACCACCGACGCTGGCGCCCCCCATCAGAAAGCGTTCAACGCCTATCTGCGTTCGGGTGACGACGATGGCCTGCGCGGCCTTGAAATCGAAGGCAAGTCGATGTCGACCGCCGTGAATTCGGATGGTGGTTACCTGGTGGATGCACAGACTGCCGAAGCCGTGAAATCGGTGCTGCAGTCGACGGCGTCGATCCGTTCGGTTGCATCGGTCGTGAATGTCGAAGCGACCACCTTTGACGTTCTGGTCGACCACACCGATGTCGGTGCGGGCTGGGCGTCGGAAACCGCAGATACTGCGGAAACCGGTACCCCGTCGATTGACCGCATCTCGATCCCGCTGCACGAGCTGTCGGCCCTGCCCAAAGCATCGCAGCGTCTGCTGGATGACAGCGCCTTTGATATCGAAGCCTGGCTGGCAAAGCGCATCGCGGATAAATTTGCCCGCTCCGAAGCAAGCGCATTCATCAATGGTGATGGCGCGGACAAGCCGCGTGGCTTCCTGGATCACACGGCCGTAGACAATGACAGCTGGACCTGGGGCAACCTGGGCTATGTGGCAACCGGGACCGCAGGCGATGTGGATGGCGATGCCATTGTTGATGTGGTCTATGCCCTGGGGGCGGAATACCGCGCCAACGGCACCTTTGTGATGAACTCCAAAACCGCCGGTCATATCCGCAAGCTGAAAGACGCTGACGGCCGCTTCCTGTGGTCCGATGGCCTGGCCGCCGGCGAGCCGGCACGTCTGATGGGCTATCCGGTGCTGATCGCCGAAGACATGCCGGATGCAGCTGCTGACAGCTATTCCATCGCGTTTGGCGATTTCAACGCGGGCTACACAGTGGCTGAACGTCCGGACCTGCGCGTGCTGCGCGATCCGTTCAGCGCCAAGCCCAACGTGCTGTTCTATGCGACCAAGCGCGTCGGTGGTGATGTCAGCGATTTTGCTGCGATCAAGCTTCTGAAATTCGGCGTCTCGTAAGAGCGGCGGATCGCGGGGCCGGGAAACTGGCCTCGTGGGCGGGCAGGCATCGCCGAAGTTCTGCGTTGTCCAGCTGCTCCCCTCCGTCCGAGCGACGCGGAGCGATGCCTGCCCCCGATTTTCAAGAGTTGAACGGCCCGGAGGGGTCCGAGCTTGCGGAGTGAATGGATGATGTTGACCGAAGAGACCACCGTGCCGGACAGCGCCCTGCCGGTGGATGAGTTCAAGGCGCATTTACGGTTGGGAACCGGGTTCGGGGAAGAGACGCTTCAGGACAGTGTTCTGAGAGGGTTTCTGAGGGCCGCGATTGCTGCAATCGAAGCACGGATTGGCAAGGTGCTGATCGAACGTGATTTTTCATGGCGGCTGAACGCCTGGCGTGACCGTGCCGGGCAGGTGCTGCCGGTGGCCCCAGTGACAGATGTGACAGATGTCACGCTGCTGGATGCCGCAGGTAGCGAGGCGACCCTGGATGCAGGCGATTACCGGCTTGAGCCGGACAGCCAGCAGCCGCGGTTGCGCCCGGCAGGGACGTTGCTGCCAGCGTTGTCCACCGGTGGTGCGGTGCGGATTGAAATGACTGCGGGTATGGCTGCCGACTGGGGCGGGCTGCCTGCGGATCTGGGCCAGGCGGTGCTTTTGCTGGCGTCGCATTACTATGAGTACCGGGATGAGACCAAGCTGGCGGACGGCTGTATGCCATTTGGTGTGACCAGCCTGATCCAGCGGTACCGCAGCATGCGGATCACCCTGGGAGCGGTGCAATGAAGGCGCCGCATCTCAATCGCAAGCTGGTGCTGGAAGGTGCGGTGCGCACCGCTGACGGTGCCGGTGGTTATGACGAAAATTGGGCGGCGCTTGGCACACTGTGGGCGGCAGTAGAGCCGCGCACGGGCCGTGAGCGCGCCCAGGGCGGGGCGGCGGTATCGGCGGTGGGCTACCGCGTGGTGGTCCGGGCCTTGCCGGCCGGGTCCGCACAGCGCCCGGCGCCCGACCAGAGATTTCGCAAAGGCAACCGTGTCTTTGTGATCCGCGCGGTGGCCGAACGGGACCCGGGCGGACGGTATCTGACCTGTTTCACAGATGAAGAGGTGGCAGCATGAGCTATGGAATGGGAGCAGCGCTGCAGGCGGCTGTATATCAGGAACTGCTGGCGAATGCAGGGGTGACTGCCCTTGTCGGCACGGCGATCTATGACGCGCTGCCCGCAGGAACTTTGCCCGCGACCTATGTGACGCTGGGCCCTGAAGATGCGCGTGACCGGTCGGACAAGACAGGCGCGGGGGCCGAACACCGGTTCACGGTGACAGTGACGACAACCGCGTCGGGGTTCGCCGGTGCGAAGGATGTGGCTGCGGCCATTTGCGATGCGCTGATCGACGCGGATCTGACCCTGAGCCGGAGGCTCCTTGTGGGTCTTTGGTTTGAC